GGTCCGCGCCGCGCCCGAGCATTTTCTATATACCGCGCCCATAGTGCGTTGGTTTACTTGGAGTTAGCGAATGGCTGAGGAATGGGTCGGACCGAAGGAGGCGGCGAAGCGGTTGGGGATGACCGTCCAGGCCCTGGGGTATTGGGTCCGGCAGGGGGCACCGGTACGGGATGGGTCACGGGGGCGGGAGTTCTGCTGGCCGGACTTTCCGCGGTGGCGGGACAAGGAGTTGGAGCGGAAGGTCCGGGAGTCGAGCCGGCCCAAGTCGCTGGATGAGGCCCGCCAGCGGAAGGAGGCGGCCGAGGCGGAGATGGCCGAACTGGAGCTGGAGCAAATGCGGGGTCGGCTGGCGACGAAAGAGGCCGTCCAGTCTGCCTGGGGGACCATGGTGGCCCGGTTCAAGGCCCGGGTGGTGAACCTGCCCGCCAAGGCGGCGCCGTTTCTTGTCGCGTTGCCGACGCAGGTCGAGGTGCAAACGCGGCTGGAGGGCTTCGTGGCGGAACTGGTCGCCGAACTGCGCGAGTATGGCCGCGACTGAGGCCCTGCCGGCCGCGGACGCGGTGGCGCGGGACTGGGTGGCCCCGGTCCACTGGGATGTGCTGATTCCGGCCCCGCGCATCAGCCTGTCGGAATGGGCGGACCAGCACCGGGTGCTCTCGCGGGTGGCCTCGGCCGAGCCGGGACGCTGGATGACGGCCCGGGCGGAGTATCAGCGGGGGATCATGGACGCGATCTCCGACCCGACGGTGCGGACGGTCGTGTTCATGAAGTCGGCCCAGGTCGGAGCAACCGAGATTCTGTGCAACACCGTCGGGTACTACATGGACCAGGACCCGGCGCCGATCCTGGTTGTCCAGCCGAATCTGGACATGGCCAAGGCCTGGAGCACCGACCGACTAAAACCGATGCTCCAGGAGAGCCGGACCCTGCGGGGGAAGGTAGCGGAATCGGGTCGGCGGCATTCCGGGGACGCCATGCTCCACAAGGAGTTTCCCGGGGGCCACCTGACCATCGTGGGCGCCAACTCGGCCGCGGGGCTCGCGTCCCGCCCGATCCGGGTCGTGCTCCTCGACGAGGTGGACCGCTACCCGGATTCGGCGGGTGACGAGGGCGATCCAGTCAACCTGGCGGTCAAGCGGACCCAGACGTTCCACACCGCGAAGGTGGTGCTGACCTCGACCCCTACGATCAAGGGGCTGTCGCGGATCGAGGCCGCATGGCACGAGAGCGACCAGCGGCGGTATCTGGTCCCCTGCCCCCACTGCGGCGGGGAGCAAATCCTCGAATGGAAGCACATGCGGTGGACCGACTACAATCCGGACACCGCGCATTACGTCTGCCCGCTGTGCGGATCGACGCTCACCGAGGCCGAGAAGGATCGCGCCGTCATGGCGGGCCGTTGGGAGGCCCAGCGCCCGGGCGCGGACGTGGTGGGGTTCCACATCAACGCGCTGTACAGTCCGTGGGCGCGGTGGGCGGGGCTGGTCAAGGAGTGGCTGGCCGCCCAGCAGAGCCTGACCATGCTCCAGGTGTTCGTCAACACCACGCTGGGCGAGACATGGGAGGAACGGGGGGGCGGGCTCAACCCCGACGCCCTGATGGCCCGGAAGACCCAATACCCCACCCTGTCGGCGGGGATCGGCGTGATCACGATGGGTGTGGACGTGCAGCAGGACCGACTCGAAACGGTGACGCGGGGCTGGGGCGCCGGGGAGCAGTCGTGGCTGCTCGGGGTGGACGTCCTCCCGGGTGACCCGGGCCAGCCGGGGGTCTGGCGCCGCCTGGATGAGCTGCGGGCGCGGACGTGGACCAGTCCGGCCGGCCGCACGGTGCGGGTGAACGCGACGGGGGTTGACACCGGCCACAACACCGACGCGGTCTACGCCTACGTCAAGCCGCGACAGGCCCAGGGCGTCTATGCGCTCAAGGGGTCGAGCACCCCGGGCAAGTCGCTGCTCCCGCGGAAGCCGAGCGTCAACAACAAGGCCCGGGTGCGGCTGTACGAGATCGGCACCGACGCGGCGAAAGACCTGATCTACTCCCGGCTCCGGCAAACCGAACCCGGTCCCGGGACCTATCACATCCCCGACTGGACCCCCGAGACATGGTTCGACCAGATCACAGCCGAGCGGCCTTTGCGGAAGCTGGTGAACGGGCGGTGGGTGCGACGGTACGAGCTGCCGCCCGGGCGCCGGAACGAAGTACTGGACTGCGAGGTCTACGCGCTGGCCGCGTTGCGGATCGCGGTGACGGCCCCCATGCTGTCCCGGGCCGCAGCCACGGCGGACACCCCGCTCCCTGGCCCGCCGACCCCGGAACCTGCGATCCCCCAGGTCGAAGTGCCGCCCGTGCTGGAGCCCCCGAAGCCCCCGGTGCGCCGAGCCCCCATCATCGTGGGGCGCATCCGGTTCGGGGGGCCGCGATGAGGGACATTCAGGTCCGGACCCGGTGTCGGTGTCAGGTTCAGATGCCGGTCCGGATCAGCTGGGCGCTGGTGCAGTTGCTCACGGACCTGGAGGCGGACCCCGCCACGGTCCTGCTCACCGTGCGGTGCCGGCACTGTCAGGTGGTCAGCGTGATCCGGCTCCAAGACTTCGCGCCTGACCGTGCGGCTTGACAGACCCGATACACTTAGCTACACTAAGGATCAGAAGGCCACGAAGGCTGGCCGCTACAGCCACTAAGGCCCCTCCCCCGCGATGCCGGGGGGCGGGCCTTTGTCGCGTTGATGGAGGGCAATGGCGCCGACTGTCCCGTGGGGGGTTCCCGCGAGTGCGCGGGCAGGGGATACGTGGCTCTGGAAGGTCACGTTCCCCGACTACCCGTCGAGCGAGGGCTGGACGCCCAAATACGCGATCCGCGGGAAGTCGGCGCTCACCTGGCAGGCCGCGTGGGCTACGGAGTCGGGGGGGGAGTGGACCATTACGATCCCGGCGGCCAGTACCGGCACGCTGGGGGCCGGGGCCTATGAGTGGGCCGCGATCGTCACCGGTTCCGCGACCTACGCTGGCCGAGAGCACACGGTCGAGACGGGCCGGATCGAGGTCCTGCCGGACCTGGAAGCAGCGGTCCAGGGGGACCGGCAGCCGTGGGCGGAGAAAACGCTGGCCGTGATCGAGGCGGTGCTCTCGGGCCGGGTGACCAGTGACATCTCCGGCTACACGATCGGCGGACGGCAGGTCATCAAGATGCCGATCGACGAGCTGGTCCGGCTCCGGACCCGGCTCCGGGCCGAGGTGATGGCGGTGAAGCGGGGGGGCAACCTGACGACGCCGGTCGAGGTCTACCTGTAACACGGGTGGTGGGGTGGGAATTCGGGAACGGGTGCGGGGGGCAGTGTGGCGGTGGCTGACGGGGCCGGCTGGACAACCCAGCCGGCGCACCTATGCTGCGGCCCAGATCAGCCGTCTCACCTCCAAGTGGTTCGCCAGCATCCTCTCCGGCAACAAGGAGATCGAGGGGGACATCCGGGTGCTTCGCGCCCGGGCGCGCCAACTGTTCCGCGACAACCCCCACGCCCGGCAGTACGGCCGCCTGTTGGCGCTGAATACCGCCGGCCCCTACGGGATCACCCTCCAGAGTCAGATCGCCAACAGTCGCCGGGGGCTGAACCAGCGGGCCAACCGCGAGATCGAGCTGGCCTGGCACGACTGGGGCCGGCCCCGGACGGCCAGCATCGACGGGCGCCTGTCGTTCGCCGAATTGCTCCAGGCCGTTCCACTCGGGGTGGCCCGGGACGGCGAGGTCATCCTCCGGCATCGACGGGACGCCAAGCACCGCTACGGCTACAGCCTCCAGTTGATCGACCCGGACCAACTCGACGAGACCTACAACGAGCGCCCTCCCAAGGGCAACCAGATCATCATGGGCGTGGAGGTAGATGGCGACGGGACACCCGTGGCCTATCACCTCTGGCGCCGCCACCCGAGCGACGTCGAGCGCTGGAACACGAAGAACGAGCGCATCCGCGTCCCGGCGGAGGACATCATCCATCTCCATCTCGGCGACCGGCCCGGGCAGGTACGCGGCATTCCGGATCTGGCCGTGGCGATGCTGTTGCTCCGGACCCTCGGCGAATGGCGACAGGCCGCGGTGATCGGGGCACAGATCGGCGCGGCCAAGATGGGCTTCTTCGTGGACAAGCGGGACGAGGCGGGTGACGTGCAGATCGAGCCGTCGGCCGCGGATGACGGCAGTACGCCGAACCGGCTGTCCATGGAGGTCGAGCCCGGGGTGTTGGGGCAACTCCCGCCCGGCTGGGAGTTCCAGGCGTTCGACCCCGACTATCCCAACATCGAGTACGAGGGCTTCGAGCGGGCGCTGCTCCGGAGCGTGGCGAGCGGGCTCGGCGTGTCCTACACCGCGCTCACGGGCGACTTGTCGCAGAACAACTTCGCCTCCTCCCGCGTGGGTCTGCTCAACGAGCGGGACTACTTCACCTGGTGGCAGAAGGTCCTGGTGGATCGCGTGTGCGAGCCGGTGTATCGCGCGTGGCTGGAGAGTGCCGCGGCCCAAGGGGTGATCCGCCCGCCCACCTATGACTTCGACCTGCTGGTCCGGCAGGCGGTGTGGAAGCCGCGGGGCTGGCCCTGGGTCGATCCCGTGAATGACGTCAAGGCCATCAAGGAAAAGATCGCGCTCGGGCTCACGACCCGGACGGCGGAGGCTGCCGCCCTGGGCGGTGACTTCGAGGACAACCTGGAAATGCTGGAGAAGGAACAGACCCTGGCCGAGGAGTATGGCGTGAACGTGTCGGGGTTGGACGCCCAGGAACAGCAGATGGGGGAGGAGGGGGAGGATGGAACGCAAGGTACCGGATCGTCTGCCGATGCTGTGGCGGACGGCAACGGTCGAACTGGACGGATTGGCCGCCCGGGCGACGGACGACGAGCGAATCCCCATATCGCTGTCGTCTGAGGAGCCGGTCGAGCGGTGGTTCGGGCGCGAGATCCTGAGCCACGACCAGCAGGCGGTGGACCTCAGCTACGCCCGGGACGGGTTGCCGTTCCTGGTGAACCACGACACCGACCGGCAGGTCGGGCTGATCGAGGAGGTCCAGCTGCGGGGCGAAAAGCTGGTGGGTCGAGTGCGGTTCAGCCGCGCCCAGCAGGCCCAGGAGATCCGGCAGGACATCGAGGACGGCATCCGGCGCAACATCAGTGTCGGGTACCGCGTGCGGGAGATGAAGCTGGTGTCCTCGGATGCGTCCGGCGACACCTATGAGGCCGTGCGCTGGACGCCAATGGAAGGGTCCACGGTGCCGGTGCCGGCGGACATCACAGTGGGAGTAGGGCGGTCTGCGGAGGACGGGGCGCAGCCCGTGACGATCATTCAGCCCGTTCGGGACGAACCGCCTGGGGCGGTGGACGAGGGGAGGAAGGGTATGGCAGAAGAGACCACGCCCGCCGCGGGCGGGACGGTCGGCGCGAGTGCGCGGGAGAAGCAGCTCGCCAGCATGGCCAAGGGGTTCGGGGTGACCGACCTCCTGCCGAGCTGGATCGAGCGGGGCGTCACCATCGAGGACGCCCTCAAGGAGGTGCAGGACGAGATCGGCAAGCGGAACGCGAAGGCCCCGCAGGTGGCCCCGTCCGTGGCACTGGACGCCTCGGACAAGGAGAAGCGGTCCTACTCGCTGTTGCGGGCCATCGGGGCGGCCGCGAACGGCGACTGGTCGAAGGCCGGCTTCGAGCGGGAGATCTCGGATGAGATCGCCCGGCAGGCCAACGTGGCCACGGACGCCTCGGGCAAGTTCTTCATGCCCACGCGGTGGGGCTTGCCCGCCATGCAGACCCGTGCCACGGGTCAGCTGGACACGGCCACCAGCACGCAGGGGCAGGAACTGGTGTTCATCGAGCCCGGCAGCTTCATCGACCTCCTGCGAAATCGGGCGGTCGTGTTCCGGGCCGGAGCCACCTACCTGCCAGGACTGGTGGGGAACATCGCGTTCCCGCGGCAGTCCGGGGCGGGCACGCTCTCGTGGACGGGAGAGGCCCCGACCGCGGACGTGTCGGCGTCGAACCTGACGCTCGACCAGGTGTCGATCAGCCCCAAGACCGCGATGAGCCAGACCTACATCAGCAAGCAGCTGCTGATCCAGTCCGGCTCGGCCAACGTCGAGCTGGAGGGGCTGGTGCGGCGGGACATCGCCGCGATCCACGCGCTGGGCATCGACACGGCGGCCATCAACGGCTCCGGGTCGTCCAACCAGCCGCGGGGCCTGTTCAACATCACCAGCATCTCGGTGGTGGCGCTCGGGACCAACGGCGCAGCGCCGACCCACGACAACATCGTGGACATCTTCAAGGAGCTGGCGGTCGGCAACGCGCTGGTGGACAGCGCCTCGCTGGTCACCACCCCCGGCATCGCGGGCAAGCTGATGAAGACCCAGAAGTTCGCCACCACCAACGGCGAGCCGGTCTGGGTGGGCACGTTCGACGGCGGGCGGCTGCTCGGTGCGAACGGCGGCTACCTCGCGTTCAGCTCGAACCAGATCCCCTCGAACTTCACCAAGGGCACCAGCACCACGATCTGCCACGGCATGATCGCGGGCAACTGGCCGGAGCTCCTGGTGGGTGAGTGGGGCGCGCTGGAGGTGCTGGTCGACCCCTACACGCTGGCCGGGCGGAACATGATCCGGCTGGTGTCCACGCAGATGGTGGACATCAACGTGCGGCACGCGGCCAGCTTCAAGCTGGTCAAGGACGCGCTGGCGGCGTAGTGACATGGCCCACGTCCGCTTTCTGAAGGAGGCCGTTCTGGAGGGCACGGTCTACGTGCCCGGCCAGGAGGCCGAGATTGCGGACGTCTGGGTCTATCCGCTCCTGCGGGCCGGGATGATTACCTGTCCCGGCCCCATGGCGCCCACGGTGGTGCAGACGCGGGACCCGTGGGCGACGCACCGTGACCCCGTGGTGCAGCGGTGAGCCTGATTGGCGATGACGCCTTGGCGATCGTGACCGGGTTCGGGTCGGTCAAGGTCGTCAAGGACGGGGTGAGTACCCGGGGGCTGTTCGACGACGAGCATGCGCTGTTGTCGATGGACGACGGCGACGCGGCCCAAACCCGGGTCCGGGTGCTCCGGATCGTTACGGGGGCGCTCGGGACGGTAGCCGCGGAGTCGTCGGTACAGGTCGGGACGTTGGACAGCGACACGGCGCTCACGACCTATCGCGTGCTCGACGTGTGGCAGGAGGCGGACGGGCTGGTGACGAGGCTCACGCTCGCATGAATGAGCCGGTGCGGATGATCGCGGATTGGCTGGAGTCGCCAACCACCGGGGTCAACGCGATCCTCGACACCCTGCCCCGCGACGGGGGCGACGCGGTGCCTGCGGACGTGTTCGTCTATGACGAGACGCGGGATGACCGGCCGGCCCGGGGCCGGATGCCGGAGGACGACGCGGGGTTGCCGGCGGTCGTGGTGTTCTGGCGGTCGGCGACCCACCTCCCCCGCCCCGTGGTGCAGGACGATGGGTACTACGAAGGGGAAGTGGTGGTGCGGTATGTGGCCAAGGGACTGGACGCGAGCGCCGTCAAGCAGGCCGGGGGGTACGTGCTTCGGGCGGTGTTGTGGTCGCTGCGCCAGTATCGGGCGACCGACGTCGGTCACGCGAGCCGCACCCGGAATAGCGTGTTCGTCCAGGACGTGGGGCCGGCGCGCATCGAGCCGTGGTACGACACGGTGGAGGATACGGTGACGGTGGGCACGGTCGTCGTGCCCGTGACGTGGCGGGATTTCGCCAGCATCTGAGCCCGCCCGGGGGCGGGGATCAAGGGGGAGGGGAGGACAATGCCACAGCCAGCCAAGCTGGTCCAGGTGCTGGGCCTGCTGGGGAAGGAGGAGGCGACCTACGGCAACGCGGTCGCCCTCACCACGACCGCAGACGGGGTGCAGCTCCAGTTCGAGAACCGCGACTATCCGTGGGTCCAGCTCAACTACACGTTCGACGGCGACCTGGGGCCGAGTGTCGGCAACCTGGGCACCGTCCTCCGCGCCGGCAAGACCGGCCGGTCGTTCACCTATGAGGCCCCGACCCGGGCCAAGGGCGGCGGCGCGGCCTACACCGCCTCGGTGGTGCCCAGCATCCACCGGCTGCTCAAGGCGTCCGGGTTCGATGCGGCGGTGACCACGACCTCGGCGGCAGAGAAGTGGACCTATACGCCGACCGGCCCGGGCACGACCTACACCTCGCTCACCATGGAGTTCTACGGGCGCGGGGAGAAGGTCCCGGCGGTCGGCGTCATCGCGGACTGGCGGTTCGAGTTCGCCAACGGCGGGCCGCCGACCCACACGTTCGTGCTCAATGGGTTCCTCTCGGCCGACATCTCGGACGCGGCGTTCCCGTCGATCACGTATCCGCTGACCAGCGTGCAGGCCCCGCTGGCCAACGGGGTGGCGCTCACGCTCGGCAGCTTCACCGCCAACGCGGTGATGTACTCGGGTGGGTTCACGCTCAACCGTGAACTGTTCCCCCGGGTGGCGCTCACCAGCGCCGGCGGCCACCAGGGGTTCATTCCCCGGGGCCGCGCACCGGAGATGCGGTTCGTGGTCGAGGCTACGGCGTTGCAGGGCACGCCGTTCCATGCCGCGGGGGGGATCGACCCGTACAAGCTGGAGGAGGCGGCGACCTCGATTCAAGCCAAGGTCGCCTTCGGTTCGACCCAGTACAACCGCTGGAACGTGAACTTCCCGCAGGCCCAGGTGACGGCGGTTGCGCCAACCATCGTCAACGGGGTGGCGTGTGTGGATCTGACGGTGCGGGCGCACACCAGCACGCCCGCGGCCGCGGACGACATCACCGTGACGTTCGACTGATGCCGTTCGACGCGGATGCCTACCGAGCGGCGCACGCGCCGTGGTCCATGGTCCTGCGGGGCCGGACCCACACGGCGCGGCCCGTCTCGGTGCGGCAGGTGATGGCGTTTCAGGAGGTGGCCCAGCGGGAGCCGGCGGTGGCCCGGCGGGCCTTGATCCGGTTGCTGCGGGTCGCGTTCCCGTGGCGGCCGTGGTACGTGTGGCGTGGTGACCCCGTCCGCTGGCTGGTCGCGGAGACCGGGGAAGGCCAGGCGGAGGCGCTGGCCGATTTTTTCGGCTGCCTGCTGGCGAGACTGACCCGCACCCCCCCGACGAGTGGGACCGGCTCGCCAGCGCCAACACCGCCCCTGACGCCCGGCCCGACCGGCTGAGTCTCGGGTTGGTCCTCCTGCACCTGGAGCACCACTGGGGGAGCGGCTGGGCCTACGCCCCGGGGCGGTGGCGCACGACGGACGGTTGGGTGGCGTACCGGGTCGTGGCGGTGTACTGGCAGGCGATGGCGGCGACGCGCGCGATGGATCGCTATCACGCGGCGCTCGCGGCCCGGATCGGGGCGGCGGTGGCGGCGGACGCCAAAGCGGCGCTGCATGACGCGCTGGATACGGCGATGGGGAGGTAGGGCGTGAACCCGATCATTCGGTTCGTCCTCCAGCTCAAGGATGAGATGAGTGGCGGCCTCCAGAAGGCCGGCACCCTCATCACGGGGTTCGCCAAGGCCGCAGGGGCGGCGCTGGTGGGCCTCGGGGCCGGGCTCCTGCTGGCCGTCAAGGAATCCATCGCGGCGGAGCGGGAGATCGCCCGGCTCGCGCTCGCGGTCAAGAACGCGGGCGGGGATTTCGACGCGCTGGCCCCGTCGATCCAGGACGCGATCGACAAGGTACAGCGGCTCTCGGTCTACTCCGAGGGCCAGCTCCGCAACGCGCTCACCAATCTGATCACCATTACCGGCGACGTGTCGGGCTCGGTCAAGAACCTCGGCCTGGCCGCCGACTTCGCGGCATTCCGGGAAATCAGCCTGCACGATGCGTCCCTGGCCGTGGCGAAGGCCATGGCGGGGAACACGAAGGCGCTGAACGCGCTGGGCATCGAGGGCAAGACCGCCGATGTGGCGCTGGCCAACCTCCAGGCCACGGTCGGCGGGTTCGCGGAGGTCGAGGCCCAGCAGTTGGGGGGCCGGCTCCAGCAGCTCAAGAACGCCTGGGCCGACTTCCTGGAGGCCGTAGGAACAGCGCTCACCGACACCGACTCGATGGGCGACGCGGTACAGACGCTCACCGAGAAACTCCGGGACCTGGGTGATCGGGTTGATGAGAACCGCGACTCGATCAGTCGGTTCGGGGAACTGGTCGGGGCGGCCTTCGATGTGGTCCGGGCGGCTGTCGGGTCGCTGTGGGATGATGTCGCCAATGCCTGGCCGACGATCAAGGCCCTCACCATGGATCTGTTCGGCTCCATGGCGGTGGCGGCCGGCGAGTTCCTGGAGGCCGGGAAGGACATCCTCCGGTTCATCGGGATCGACCTGGGCGAGGGTGTGGCCGAGAAGCTGATCGCTACGGGCGAGCGGTTGCAGGCGGGGGCCGCGGCGATCAAAGCGGACATGGCCAAGGAGGCCACGGAGACCCGGGATCTGCTCAAGTCGGCATGGGCCAAACTGGTCGGCGACACCGAGGACAGCGAGGGGAAGCGGACCAAGGCGGTTGGCGCGGGGAAGAACGCCCGGATCAAAATCGTCAAGGAGGAGGGAGACGACCGGACCAAGGCCGAAAAGGACCTGGCCAAGGAACTGGAGCGGATCAATGAGCAGATCGCGATCCGCACGCTCCAGATCGAGGAGGGGCTGACCGAGGCCCAGGCCAAGGAGGCCCTGCGGCGGCGGCGGATGCTCGGGGAGCAGGTCGAGGGGCAGGTCACCGACCTGGCGACGGGGTACGCGGAGATCGACCGGCTCAACCTGATCGTGGCGGCGGGGTTCACCCGGGATGTAGTGCCGGCGGTGAAAACGACGTCGCAGGTGATCCGGGAGTTTGGCGTCGTCGAGATCCCGCGGGCCGAGGACGCGATCAAGCGGTGGATCGACAGCATCGCGGATGCGTCGGTCAAGTCGGCGAATCTCGGGGCCGATGTGCGGCGGGCCGGGGGTAAGGTCCGGGAGACCGAACTGGATCTCGGTGACGCGGCCCGGGCGGCGATCGGGTTCGCGCAGGGGTTGGAAGGCATCAGCGACGAGGCGGCGGCTGGGCTCCAGAACGTGGTGTCGTTCGTGGAAGCGGCCGGCAAGCTGGGTTCGGACCCCTCGGCGCTGGTGGGGGTGGTGGGGTCCCTGACCGGCATCCTGGGTCAGATTTTCGGGGGGGACAGCCCGGCGGAGCGGGCACGGAAGAAGCTGATCGAGGACAACAACCGGGCACTGGAACGGCTCCGAGACGTGAACGGGGA